ATGGCTTTTGGCAAGACGCCCGCTGCTGCGGGTGAGGGCGCGACGGCGTTTGATGCGCGGGCGCGCAAGGCGTTTCTTGATCATCTCGCAATGACATCCAATGTCGCCGCGTCGGCGCGGGCGGCGGGGGTTTCATCGGCACGGGCCTATGCGCTGCGCCGTCGCCATCCGGGGTTTTACGATCAATGGCAGGCGGCATTGGCCGAGGGTTTTGCCCGGCTCGAGGCCGAGTTGCTGGCCGAGGCGCTGCGGGCGGTATCGGGCAAAGTGTCTGAAGCGACGCTCAAGTCGCGCGCGCAGCGCCAGCGTCTGGGTCTGGCGCTTCTGGCGATGCACCGCGCCTCGGTGCGCGGTGCGCCGAAACAGGCCGTTCTCCCTGCCGATTCGCGTGCGGCGCTCGCTGCCAAGGTGGAAGCCAAGCTGCTCGATATTCGCGCACGCCTGAAGGCGCAAAATGCCGCGCAAGGCTGAGGCGCCAGACCATGTGCTCAAGGTCTGTGACCTGCCCGATGACAAATGGGAGATATGGAAACGGAAGAACCGCAACGGTTATGACGCGCTTGCCCATCGCTGGCCGTTCTGGCGTCGCGCAGACCAGATGCCGCCGCAAGGAGACTGGCGCTGCTGGCTGCTGCTCGCCGGGCGCGGTTTCGGCAAGACGCGCACCGGGGCGGAATGGGTCCGCGAATGTGCCGAAGCCGATGGCGACCTGCGCATCGCGCTTGTCGGCGCTACACTGGCGGAAACACGCGCGATCATGGTTGAAGGCGAAAGCGGCCTGCTGGCGATTGCGCCAGAGGGGTTGCGCCCCGATTTTGAGCCCTCCTTGCGGCGACTGACCTGGCCCAATGGCGCGATGGCCACGCTCTATTCCGCCGCCGAGCCTGAAGGGCTGCGTGGACCCGAACATCACATCGCCTGGGCGGATGAATGTGCCAAATGGGAACATGGCGAACGCGCTTGGGACAATATGGCGCTCAGTCTTCGGCTCGGGAGCCACCCGCGCATCGTTGCGACCACCACGCCGCGCCCGGTGCCGCTTGTCCGGCGGCTGATAAGCGAGGCGGGCAGTGTCGTCACGCGCGGGCGGATGGCCGACAATGCGCTCAATCTCGCCGAACCCTATGTGGCGGCGATGCACGGCATTTATGGCGGCACACGAATCGGGCGGCAGGAGCTGGATGGCGAGCTGATCGAGGATGTTGAAAATGCGCTCTGGACGCGCGCGATGATTTCGGCGGCCTTCAGCGGGTCGGCGCCTGCGCTGCGCCGCGTTGTCATTGGCGTTGATCCGCCTGCGGGCAGCACGGGCGATGCCTGTGGCATCATTGCCGTGGGGCTGGATGAGGACGGGCGCGGCCATGTGCTGGCCGATGCGAGCGTTTCGGGCTGTTCGCCCGATGGCTGGGCGCGGGCCGTGGCACAGGCCGCGCGGGAATGGCGGGCGGATCGTGTGATCGCCGAAGCCAATAATGGCGGGCAGATGGTCGAAAGCGTGTTGCGCGGGGCCGACGATGCACTGCCAGTGCGGCTCGTCCATGCATCGCGCGGCAAAGCGGCGCGCGCCGAGCCGGTGGCGGCGCTTTATGAGCGCGGTCGCGTGGCGCATGTCGGGCGCTTTCCGGCGCTTGAAGATGAATTATGCGGCCTTGTGGCAGGCGGTGCCTATCATGGGCCGGGCCGCTCGCCCGACCGCGCCGATGCGCTCGTCTGGGCGCTGACAGAGCTGCTGCTGGGCGAGGCCATCGCTGCCCCGCGCGTGCGCCTGCTCTGAGATCAAGAGGGAGATAAGGATGAAGTTATTCGGCTGGAAATCAGCCGCGCGCGCCCCTGCGCGCCCGGCGCTGTCGCGCAATTTCGGCTATTGGGCGGGCGGAGACTGGCCGCGCGCCTATGAGGCGCAGCTGCGCGAGCTGTATCTCACCAATCCCGTCGCGCAGCGCGCGGTGCGGCTGGTGGCGGAAGGTGCCGCCTCGGTGCCCGTTGCCGCGTCCGATCCTGTCGCGGGTGCGCTCGTCGCGGCCACATCGGGCGGGCAGGCGCTCATCGAGACGCTGGCGACGCACTTGCTGCTCCACGGCAATGGCTATGTGCAGATCTTGCGCGACGTTGAAGGCCGCCCGGTCGAGCTGTTCGCGCTCCGGCCAGAGCGCGTTGCGGTGGAGGCTGATCCACAGGGCTGGCCCATGGCCTATCGCTACAAGGCAGGCGAGGTGGCGTCGCTTTTGCCTGCCGAAAGCGTCATCCACATCCGCACGCCGCATCCGCTCGATGATCATTACGGGCTGGGCTGTCTCGATGGCGCCGCCGGGCCGATGGCGATCCACAATGTCGCCGCGCGCTGGAACAAGGCGCTGCTCGACAATGCGGCGCGGCCCTCCGGCGCCCTGGTGCATGAAGGCAATGAGGTGATGTCGGCTGATCAATATGATCGGCTGCGCGCCGAGCTGGCCGAGAGTTATGCCGGTGCCGCCAATGCCGGGCGGCCGATGCTGCTTGAAGGGGGCTTACGCTGGCAGGCGCTGTCGCTGACGCCTGCGGACATGGATTTCATCGCGCTCAAGGCCGCTGCCGCGCGTGACATTGCGCTCGCCTTCGGCGTGCCCCCGGTGCTCGTCGGGCTGCCGGGGGATGCGACCTATGCCAATTACCGCGAGGCCAATCGCGCCTTGTGGCGTCAATCGATCCTGCCGCTTGTGACCAAGATTCTCGATGCGCTCGCCGAAGGCCTGCGTCCGTGGTTTGCCGGGCTTTCGTTGCGCGCCGATCAGGATCGCATCCCGGCCTTGAGCGAAGACCGCGAGCGGCTCTGGGCGCAGGTGACGGCAGCGGACTTTCTCAGCCCCGATGAAAAGCGGGCGCTTGTCGGTCTGGAGGTGACATCATGACCAATGCAAACATGCTGCTGCATCTGGCGGCACAGGCCGAAGCGCGCGGGGCGGATCTTGTGACGCTGCGCGCGTTGATCGAGGAGGCATCTGATCTGGGCGCGGCGCGTGCGCTCGCCCGCCTCGGCCTGTCTGACGAGAATGCGGCGAAAGACATGGCCGAACTGCGCGAGCTGCTCTCGGCCTGGCGCGACGCCAAGTCGACGGTGCGCAAGACGGTGATCGGCTGGATCGTGCGCGGGTGCCTTGCGCTTCTGCTCTTGGGTCTTGCCGTCAAGCTGGGCCTGGCCGGGCTGGTGGTGGAATGACGCCAGCCGCACGCTTTGCGGGCTATGCCGCCATCTTCGACCGGCCCGACAAAGGCGGGGATATTGTCCGCAAGGGCGCCTTTGCCGATGCCCGTGCCGGGCTGCCGCTCTTTTGGCGGCATGACGTCATGCATCGCATCGGCACCATCGAGCAGATTTGCGAGGATGATACGGGCCTGCGCGTCGTTGCCTCGGTTGCGGGCGTGGATGTCGCGGTCGGGCAGGGGTTGTCCTTCGGCTACCGCGTCCGCGAGGCCAGCAAGGGAACATTTCGTGAGCTAAAGCGCCTCGACCTGATCGAGGTGAGCCTTGTCGCGCAGCCAATGCAGCCGCTGGCCCGCGTCATTGCCGTCCAGACCCTGGACACCCAATCCACCCAAGGAGAAACTGCATGGACTATGAAGTGAAGGCAGACGCGCTCGATGACGCGTTTGAAGGGGCCGCTATTCCGCGTGTCGCCATGGCGCGTCCCGCATTGTCGGGCGCGCGCATTGCCGATCCCGCGCGCACGGCCTTTGTCGACGGCTATGTGCGCCGTGGCACCGATGTTGAGCTGAAGAGCGTATCGGGCGCGACGGGGCCTGAAGGCGGCTATGCCGTGCCGCGCGAAATTGATGGCAGCATCGATGCGCTGCTGAAATCGGTTTCGCCGATCCGCCAGATCGCCAATGTCGTGCGCGTCGGCACGGCGGGCTATCGCAAGCTCGTGACGCAAAATGGCGTCGCCTCAGGCTGGGCTGCCGAAAATGCGGGCCGCCCGGAAACCGGCACGCCGACCTTCAACGAGATCGTCCCGAGCTTTGGTGAGTTGTATGCCAACCCCGCCGCGACACAGGCGATGCTTGATGATGCGGCCTTTGATGTTGAAGCCTGGCTCTCGGGCGAAATCGCGACCGAATTTGCCAAGGCCGAAGGCTCGGCCTTTGTGAATGGCAGCGGCACCAACCGTCCGCGCGGTTTCCTCTCGGGCACTCCGGTTGCAACGGGCGATGCGGGCCGTGCCTTTGGCGTGCTCCAATATGTGCCGACGGGCTCTGCCGGTGGCTTTGCCGCCAACCCGCAGGACAAGCTGGTGGACCTCGTCCACACGCTGCGTGCGCCTTATCGTCAGGGGGCGAGTTGGGTGATGAATTCGGCAACGCTCGCCGTCCTCCGCAAGTTCAAGACGGCGGACGGCCAGTTCCTCTTCCAGCCGGGTCTGGTCGCGGGCCAGCCCAACACGCTCTTGGGCTATCCGGTGGTCGAGGCGGAAGACATGCCCGACATTGCGGCCAGCAGCCTCTCGATTGCGTTCGGTAATTTCAAGGCGGGCTATCTGATCGCCGAGCGCAGCGAAACCTCGCTGCTGCGCGATCCCTTCACCAACAAGCCGTTCGTGCATTTCTACGCGACCAAGCGCGTGGGCGGCACCGTGTCCAACTCCGAGGCGATCAAGCTGCTGAAATTCTCGGCGAGCTGATCCGCGCGTTTCGCTCTCCCCGCAGGTGATGCGGGGAGAGCTTTCCCATCCTGATCCACCTGAAAACGGGAGCCCCAAATGCCCGATCCCTTTGCCGCGTCTGCCGACGCCGTTTCCGCACCCGCGCGCGATGCCGCCCCGCTTGTGCCGCATGATACCAACCCGATTGCCGTGACGCCCAAGGCGCTCTTCATCGGCACCGGCGGGCACCTGGTTGCGCGTGGCGTCAACGGTGTGGCGGACGTGACCTTCCGCAACCTCGCCTCGGGCTCGATCCTGCCCTTCCGCCCCGGCTTTGTCCGCGCGACGGGCACGACCGCGGCTGACATTGTGGCGCTCTACTGATGTCGAGCTTTGGCTTTGAAAGCGGGCTGGCGCTCGCCCAACGGCGCGGGGGCGGGGGAGGTGGTGGCGGGCCACAAGCGCCCGTGCCCGCCAATCTCGATCTCGTGACCTTTGGCGACAGCCGCTTTGCCTTTGGCGGATTGAACACCGTCGATACGCCCAATGGCTTCACGCAGAATGACACCGCACTGTCGGTGGGGGCGATGCTCGCCAGCCTTTCGGATCATCGCCTGCGGCTGGCGGCCTTCCCCAATTTCGCGATTGCGGGCAACACGAGCGGCCAGATGGCGGCGGCGCCTCGCCTCAATGCTGCCAATGCTGCGACTTTGGGCCGCTGGTGGAGACCGGCGGACGAAACGGGCAATGCGGGCGCCTCAGGCAACAAAGGCGTGGCAGATGCCGCCGCACACCCCGCCGGGATCGTGCTGGTGCTCGCCGGCACCAATGACGGCACGGGCATTCCCGCCACAAGCCAGGCCAATATCACGACGATCCTCAACGGTCTTGGCGCCAAGACCGTGCTTCTCTTGAACGAGATGCCGCGCGGCGTGGACAAGAGCGGCGCGCAGAATGGACCCGTCACCAATGGCGCCGACCGCAAGGCGTTGTCAGACTGGATCAACACGCTCGATTTCGCCTCGGGCCATGCCAATGCGCGGGCGAATGTGATTGTCGTCGATAGCTGGGGGCTGGTCGTCAATCCGGCGAGCGGCCCCAATTGGCAGAATTTGCCCGGCTATTATTTCGATGGCGTCCACCCCTCGCAATGGGGCGCGCGGCAAATTGCGGCGCGCATCTGGCAGCGGCTCCAGGCGGTCTGGCCGGGCTGGGCGGCACTTCCGCAGCGCCTGCCGGTGCCGGTGGCAGACGGCCTGACGACGCCGGGCGCGCAGCAGCCCTTCGTCAACAGCAATCCCGTGCTGACGCCGGGCACCGCAGGGAGCGTTTCGGGCACATGGGGCAGCGCGCCTCTCGCCGCAAATGTCGCGCAAGGCTGGGAGCTGGTGGGCGAAAGCAATGCAGGCGGCCTCACCTGCACTGCCGACAAGAGCGAGACCGGCCCGGCGGGAGAGCCGGTGCAAAAGCTGGTGCTTGGCGGAACTTTGGGCGCGGGGCTGACGGCCTCCATTTTGCTGCGCCAGCGCTTTGCGACCAATGCCGCCATTGCTGCCGAGATTGCCGCGGGACGGCTGGCGCCGACCGACATGCTGCGCGCCGTGGGCCGCCTGCGCGTCGATCCGGGGTCGCAGCTTCTCTATCAGGTCGCGCTCCAATGGTTCGTTACCGCGAGCAACACGGCCGCGGCGGTCCGCGGCTATGTCGGCAATGGCAGTCAGAATGATCTGGCGGCCGCCTTTGGCATTGATGCCTATGATGACGGCGCCTGGCGCGACGTGCAGACAATGCCGAGCCGCCTCGATGAGCCCAATATGGCGGCCAATGCGCTGACGGCGGCGAACGCGACGTCGCTCGTCGTGCAATGGGGCATCCGCTTCCTCAACACGAGCGCCGCCGCACAGCCGGTCGCCGCGACCATCCGCCTTGCGCGCACCGGCCTTGTCCGCGTCGCCAATTGATCCAGCCAGAAACGGGGAGACCCCATGATTGAACCGAGCCCGATACCGGGCGCGTCGCTTGGTGGCGCGCGCGATGAAGCCAAGGCCTATCTGCGGATCGAGCATGATGCCGAAGATGCGCTGCTGGACCGGCTGCTCGCAGAAGCTGTCGTGATGGCCGAGGCCTTTACCGCGCAAATGCTCCTTTCGCGCGATGTCGTGGAAGTGCGGAGTTCGGCCTCGGGCTGGCAGCGCCTGTCGGCAACGCCCGTGCGCGCGATCACGACCGTGCAGGGCGTGCCTGCCGATGGCGGGCCATTTGCATTACCGGTTGGCGACTATGCCATCGACATCGATTCGAACGGCGATGGCTGGCTGCGCGTGGCGAATGCAGGGGCGGCCGGGCGCGTGCGGATTGCGCTCGTTGCAGGCCTCGCGTCAGACTGGGCGGGCCTGCCGGAACCCGTGCGGCTCGGCATCCTCCGTCTTGCCGCGCACAGCCATGCGCACCGCGATGCAGCCGACGATGCCGGGCCACCTGCCGCCGTTGCGGCGCTGTTGCGGCCGTGGCGCCGGATGCGCCTTTCATGAGCGGGGAATTCGCAGGCGCGCTGCGCGAGCGCGTGACTATTGAGCAGCCCCGCACGGATCGCGATGCATTGGGCGGGCGGGCAGGGGGCTATCTCTATGATGGCGCGGCCTGGGCGTCGGTGTCGCCGCTTGTTCCCGCGAGCCTCGCCAGCGCCGATGCGCTCTCTGCCCAGCAGCGCTGGCAAGTGACGATGCGCAAGCGCGAGGGCGTTGTCCCCGGCACGCGACTGGTGTGGCGTGGCCGTTTTCTCGCCGTGCGCAGCGGGCTGAGTGACCCTGCTGATCCCGCACGCATGGTGCTCAATTGTGAGGAGATGCGCTGATGTTTGAGCGTCTTGCCGACCGCATAAGGCGGCTCGCCGAAGCGCGCCGTCTGGCCACCATTGAGCGTCTGGCGGCCCGCGACACACCTCCCGGCGTGGACGTGGCCGCAGCTAGCGAAGGGCTCGTCCTGTCTGGCCGCAAGTTGCGCCGCCGGATGATCGACGATGCCGCGCTGCGGAGCATTGCACGATGAGCGGCGCTGTCGAAACGCTGCAGGCGGCGATTGTGGCGCAGCTTCGTGCACATCCCGGCCTTGCCGGGCTGACGGGCATTTATGACGGGCCGCCGCCCCGCGCTGCCTTTCCCTATGCCGCGATTGCCGAGGGCCTTGTCTCTGACTGGAGCACCAAGACCGAGACGGGCCGCGAGATCCGCTTTGCCGTCACGTTCTGGGATGATGGCGAGGTCGCGGCGCGGCTCCATGCGCTGATGGCCGAAACCGAAAGCGCCATTGCCGGTCTGCCGCGCAACCTTGGCGCGTGGCGCATCGCCAGCCTTGTTTTCACGCGCGGCCTTGTCGCCCGCGATCCGGCGGGGCCGTGGGCGGGCCTTGTCGAACACCGCATCCGCCTTCTTCAGAATTAGGAGATTTTCATGCCAGCAGAAAAGGGAAGCGCCTTCCTCCTCAAGGTCGGTGATGGCGCGCCGCAGCCCGCGTATCAGACCGTTGCCGGTCTCAGGACCACGCAATTGTCGATCAATGGCGATCCTGTCGTCATCACGCACAAGGGCTCTGGCGGGTGGCGTGAGCTGTTGTCGGGCGCGGGGGTCCGCTCGGTCTCGGTGTCGGGCGCAGGCGTCTTCACCGGCTCGGCGGGGGAGACGCGGGTCAAGGCGAGCGCGCTGTCGGGCGTGCTCGATGATTATGAGCTGAGCTTTGAAAGCGGAGAGCGGCTGCGCGGCCGCTTTCTCGTGACGCGGCTTGATTATGCGGGCGATTTCAATGGCGAGCGGACCTACACGCTCGCACTGGAAAGCTCGGGCGCGGTGCAGAGCCTGTGAGTGCGTCTGTTGCCAATGTCGCGCCGACCAATGCCATACGGGGCGAGGCCGAGGTTGCGGGCTTTTGCCTGCGACCGAGCTTTGCAGCGCTTGTCGCGGCGGAGGAAGAATTGGGGCCGCTCTTCGCGCTGGTGGATCGAGCCGCCGAAGGCCAGTTGCGCCTTGCCGAGATGGTCGCGCTCTTCTGGCATTGCCGCATGGGGTGTGACCTGACGCGCGATGATTTTGCCGAGCGCGTGGCAGCGGCGGGGCTGGCTTCGGCTACGCCTGCGCTGCGCACATTGCTCGGGCAAATCCTGAAAGGCCGCTGATGTTTGGCGCGGTCGCGCAGCGTCTCGCCGGGTTGGCAGGCGCGCTGCTGGGCTGGCGACCCGACGAGTTCTGGCGCGCGACGCCCGAAGAACTGGCGGGTGTCATCGCAGCGTTCGCCCCGCCGCCCGACCTGCCCGCCACGCCCGATATTGACCGATTGATGGAGATGTTTCCCGATGGATGAGGAGATTGAACGGCTGGTCGTTGCCGTGCGCGCCGACACGCAGGGCTTTGCCCGCGATGTGGCCGAGATGCGCGGCGCGCTTGAAGGCTCGTTTGGCGATGGCGTGGATCGTGCCGGGCGTCTGCTCGAAGGCTCGCTCGTCCGCGCGATCCGCACCGGCAAGCTCGGCTTTGAAGATCTGAAGCGCACCGCGCTTGCGACGATGGCCGAGATTGCGGCCTCGACAATCCGCTCGGGGCTTGGCTCGGTGTTGGGCAGTGGCGGCGGGCAGGGCGGACTGCTTGGCCTTGGCACGGCGTTGCTCGGCTCGGTGCTCGGGCTTCCCGGACGCGCGACGGGCGGGCCAGTGGCGCCGGGGCGCGGCTATCTGGTCGGCGAGCGCGGGCCGGAATTGTTCGTGCCGACATCAAGCGGCAGCATCGCGCCTACGGCTTCAGGCGCCGCGCGTGATGTGCGCGTGTCGATTTCGGTCAATGCGCCTGCGGGGGCCGCGCCCGACATGCTCGCGCGCTCCAGCCGCCAGATTGCGCGCGCCGTGCGCGGCGCGCTGTTGCGGGAGGATTGAGCTCATGGCCTATTGGCTTGCACAGTCCGGAGACGCGCAGCAGCATGCGCATGTGAAGCGCTTCGACCCCGTTTATTGGAGCGTCGATTTCCCGCGCCCGATGATGGCGTCAGTCACCACTACAGCGCCGCACGCGCTGCGCGTCGATGCCGTTTTCTACCGCGCCAATGATCTTGCGGGCCTCATCTGGGCGTCTGAAGACCGGTTCGATCATCCACTGCTCGCTTATGAAACCGCGCGCGACTATCGCGGGTTGACGCTGCGTTTCCACTGGCGGTCCGCCGGGCTGTTGCCGCTCGATGCCGTCAACGGCCCGACGCTCACCATCGAAGGGCGTGACGCAGCGGGCCAGCCGCGCTCGTGGTATGTGCGGCTTTGGAACTATGCGGTCGGCACGCCTGAGGATGCCGACATTGCGCTTGATTTCGATGCGCTGGCGGGCGGATTTCTCCATCCGGCAGAGGCCGATCCGGTCTGGGCGGGCGACATTGACCGCATGTTCGTGTCGCTCGTGCCGCCCGGCTATTCGGGCGTCGATGCGCCGCTTGCTGCCCCCGTGGAAGCCTGGGTCGAGATGAGCGACCTGAGTTGCGATGGGCCGGGCTCGACGCTGTTGCTCGGCGATGTGATGGTGCCGCCGCACGGCCTTGCCATCGCGACGGGCTATGACGATGCCTATCACCTCACCCCCGCACGGCTGGTGCGCAACGCCTTCCTCTTGGGCTATCGCGGGGCGATAAATCACTATGTCGGCATGAGCCATTATTTCCGGCTCGGAAGCGATGGGCTGGTGACGCTGGCGGGCGGCGCGCTCAATGCGCCCTGCGCTGCGTGGCACAGTGATTTCGCGGCGCGGGCAATGGCGCATGGCTTTGGCCTGATCGTCTCGCTCTCCTACGAATTGTTCGACGCGCATTGCCCCGAAGCATGGAAGCAGCGCGCCTTTGATGGCGCGCCTGCGCTCACCGGATGGGTGCCGCCGTCCACTGTGCTCTCGCCGGCAAAGGCCGAGGCGATGGGCTATCTTCAGGCCGTGGCTCGCGCGTTCATGGCGCTGGTGGTGGCTGCCGGGCAGGCGCCGCGTTTTCAGCTGGGCGAGCCCTGGTGGTGGGTCATGCCCGATGGGCGCATCTGCCTTTATGATGCCGCCGCGCGGGCGGCGCTTGGCGGCACTCCGGTCGAGATCGCCACTGTGCGTTCGGGCGCGCTGAGCACAGCGCAAAAGGCGCTGCTCGATGCGGCAGGCGCGCTTCTGGCGCAATCGACCGCCGCGATGATGGCCGCTGTCCGGCAGGATCACCCCGCCTGTGAGGCGCTGTTGCTCGCCTATCTACCAACGCTGCTGGACCCGGCGGCACTCGAGCTGCGCCGCGCCAATCTGCCGCTTGGTTGGGCGTCGCCGGCTTTCGATATTCTTCAGCTTGAGGAGTATGACTGGGTGACGGCAGGCGATAGCGCCGCGAGCGCCCAAGGCCGCGCCGAGGTTGAGGCCCGGCTCGGCTATCCGCGCGCGCGCCAGCATTATCTTTCGGGCTTTGTCCTGACGCCGGATCGCGCCGACCAATGGGCCGCCATCGAAACGGCTGCGCGCGATGCGCTGGCGGGCGGTGTTGCCCAAGGCTTCATCTGGGCGCTGCCGCAAGTGCTGCGCGACGGCTTCACCACATTCAGCATGGGAGACGAGGCAATGCAGGCCTTTGACGATGTCGATTTTCCGCTGGCGATTGGCCGCGCGGCAGAAGTCAGCACGCGCTTTTCAACCGCCATTGTCACGACGGCCTCTGGCCATGAGCAGCGCAATGCCGATTGGGCGAGCGCGCGGCTGCGCTTTGAGGCAGGGCCGGGCGTCCGCTCGGAAGCCGATCTCCAGACGCTCATCGCCTTTTTCCGCGCGCGGCGGGGTGCGGCCAAGGCTTTCCGTTTCCGCGATCCGCTGGACCATAGCTCGCAGGCCATGTCGGGAGTGCCGGCGCCCTTTGATGTCGTTCTCGGCATGGGCGATGGCACGACGACGCGGTTCGATCTGGTCAAGCGCTATGGCGCGGGCGCGGAGGCCGAGATGCGGCGCATCACGCATCCCGTCGTGGCCTCGCTCCGCTTGGCTATCGACGGCAGCGAGCAGATGACAGGCTGGACGCTGGAGCCCGGCGGCGTGGTGCGCTTTTCAACCGCGCCCGATGTGGGGGCCGAAATCACAGCGGGCTTCCTATTCGATGTGCCGGTGCGCTTTGAGAGCGACCGGCTCGACATTGCGGGCCACAGCTTTGCGGCGGGCGAGGCACCGAGCGTGCCGTTGATCGAAGTGCGCGGCGCATGAGTGCGTGGTTTGCAGCCGAGCTGACGACACTGGCCTTTTGCTGGCGGCTCGACCGGCGCGATGGCGTCGCTTTGGGTTTCACCAGCCATGATCGTGATCTTCGCATGGGCGGCTTTCTGTTTCGCGCTGCGCCGGGGATGGTCCCGTCTGCGATTGAACAATCCTCGGGGTTGGAGGCCGACGCGCTTTCGCTGTCGGGCGCGATCATTTCCGATGGGCTGAGCGAAGCCGATCTTGTGGCGGGCCGCTGGGATGGCGCGCGGCTCCGGCTCTGGGCAGTGGACTGGTCCGCGCCAGACATTGGCGCGCGCCTGTTGCTGTCGGGAGAGCTTGGTGCGGTCGAAGCGGAGGACCGCGCCTTTTCGGTCGATCTTGTCGGGCCAAAAGCCGGTCTCGATCAGCCCGTCACCGAGGCGACATCGCCGCATTGCCGGGCGCGGCTGGGCGACACAAGATGCCGCGCCGACATGGCCGGGCGCACGCACTTGCTGCGCGTGACCGGCGGCGCGGGCAGGGTGCTGGAAGTGGCGGAGACGCTCATGCCGGACATCTATGCCTTTGGCACGCTGCGCTGGGCGGACGGGCCGCAAGCGGGCCTCTCGGTCGGCGTGCTCGCCAATGATGCGCACAGCGTCACGCTCGCCGGAGGTGTGGACGTCGAGATCGCGCCGGGCCTGCTGGTGGAACTCACACAGGGCTGCGACCGGCGTCTTGCGACTTGTGCCGCGCGCTTTGGCAACGCGATCAACTTCCGGGGCGAGCCGCATCTGCCGGGCAATGACGTGCTGATGCGCTATGGCGGGTGAGGCCATTGTCGTCCGCGCCCGTGCGCTGATCGGCATTCCCTTCCGCCTTCATGGCCGTGATGCGCTCGGCCTGGATTGCGTGGGGCTGGCGATGCTCGCCTATGGCGTGAGCGGCATCGCTGCCGATTATGGCCTGCGTACCAACGACATCGCCCGCTGGCGCGCATTGCTCGATGCGCGTCTAGCCTGCCGACCAGAGGCGAGGCTGGCACCGGGCGATCTTCTTCTTTTGCAGGCAGGCGCGGCACAGCTTCACCTCGCGATCTGGACGGGCACGGGCTTCGTGCATGCGCATGCCGGGCTCCGTCGCGTCGTCGAGACGCCGGGGCCGCCGCCCTGGCCGCTGCTCGGCGCATGGTTTTCCCGAAAGGAGTGATGATGGCGACTTTGGTTTTGACTGCGGTCGGCTCTGCAATTGCGGGGCCGATTGGGGCTGCCATTGGCGCCATGGCCGGTCAGCGCGTGGATCAGATGCTGTTTGCGCCCAAGGCCCGCAGCGGTGCGCGGTTGGCCAGTCTTGCGGTGCAGACCTCCACCTATGGCAGTTCACTGCCCAAGGTCTTCGGGCGGATGCGCGTTTCGGGTGCGGTCATCTGGGCGACCGATTTGCGCGAAGAGCGCAAAACCGTGTCGCAAGGCAAGGGCCGCCCCAAGGCGACCGTCTATAGCTATTCGGCATCGTTTGCCGTGGCACTGTCAGCGCGGGCGGCGGTCCGCGTCGGACGCATCTGGGCCGATGGCAAGCTGCTGCGCGGCGAGGCGGGCGACTTCAAGGTGGAAACGGGGTTTCGCTTTTACGCCGGCACCGAAGACCAGATGCCCGATCCGCTGATCGCGTCGGCAGAGGGTGCGGGCGAGACGCCAGCCTATCGGGGCCTTGCTTATGCCGTGTTCGAGGACATGGCGTTGGAGAGCTTTGGCAACCGGATTCCGATGCTGAGTTTTGAGCTTATTGCCGAGGAAGGCCCCATCTCTGTCGGCGCGATCATCGGGGAACTGGGCGGCGCGCAGATTGATGCCGACTGCCCCGCGCAGGTCCTTGGCTATGCCGCCGATGGTGCCTCGGTGCGGGCGGCGATTGGGCCGCTTGTCGAGCTGGTCTCGGCGGACAGTTGGTATGACGGGCAGAAGCTGCGGATCGCCGAACAGCCAGAGGCGTTTGCCGAGCTTCCGGCGGAAAGCCTGGGCGCGCATGTCGGCGAGAGTGCCGCCCCGCGCATCCGCCGCACACGCGCCGCGCGGGGCAGTGCCGCTTCTGCCGTGGAGCTTGGCTATGCCGATGTCGCGCGCGATTTTCAGCCGGGCCTGCAGCGCGCTGATCGGTTCACGGGCCGCCGCGCGCTTGGCGTTGATCTTCCGGCAACAATGGATGCCGCAATGGCGCATGGCTTTGCCCGGCACCTTCTGGCGTCACGCGAGGCGGGGGAAGAAACGCTCGAAATCAGCGTGCCCTGGCGCCATCTCCACCTGCTCGATGGCGGGGCCGCGCGTGTGGCTGGCATGTCGCGCGTCTGGCGCATCCAGTCGATCAACTGGGTGGCGATGCACCTGTCGGTCACGCTCGCGCCGCTTGTGGAGACGGCATCGCTCTTGCTCGCGGCAGATGCGGGGCGGAGCCTTGCCCCGCCCGATCTCGTCCATGGCCCGACA